GGCAATGCTTGTCTCCTTCGACAGCATGATCTTGGCTTTGGCTTCTGCTTCCGTGAGTTTTAGTTTTGCTTCCGCCGCTTGCTTATCCGCTTTGCCCTTTAACCAGCCCCCGGCTAGTTCTGTCAGTGGGCCGATTAATGCCTGGATCATTTCTTGGCTCCAGCGGAAAAACCAAAATACGCACCAACGACAGCCGACAGTGAGCCATACATCATCATCAACACGGCACTGGCCTCGTTCATACGCTCAGGATCAAAGATCACAGCAAACGTAGATATAATCATCATGCCCAGACACGCCCACGTCATACGGCGTTTATTTGTCTGGTACGTTTCCTTGTCTGGTATCAGTTCGTTCATGTAGCACCTTTAACGCTATTTCTCTGATAGTGGTGATAATAAGCAATTTATTGTCATCCGTCAAAACACCCCATCTGCTTCTACTAATTTCGACTAACTTCAACGCAGTACAGCCCCGTTCCTTGACGCAACAGCGCAGATGCTTTCATGCGTTCCTTGTCGCAATCAACCTTGTTTGGGTACGTTTTCCCAATCTGGTAGTAGTCCAACCCATCGCCAGACAAAGCCACAAATAAAAGCACGTAGATCATATGAACCCCTTGTAATCCAGCATCCACCAAGCCGCTGCCGATAAGCCAATGATAAACACAAGCACGACCATAATAATCGCAACCAACTCTTGTTGTTCTTCGCGCTCTCTTGCCTCTTGACGCTCACGCTCCTTACGCTCTTTGGCGATCTCACGCCGCAGTTTTAGCAAGTCCTGATATGCAGAAAAACCCCGCGTGTTGACAATCAACTCACGCAGTTGCGCCTCTGCGTCAATAGCCTGTTGTTTCTGCATCCATGTGTCCATTGCTTCTTCGTTAGATGAAGCGAACAAGCTGTTCTTCTTCTTTTCGTGAGCTTTCTTTGCGCCATCCACACTGTCAAAGAAACCAGCGATCTCTTTGGACATGCTGTGAATTTGTTTACCTGCGCTTATCCCCCCTTTGATCGCAGCAAATGCTGTGAGAGGGTCAATCATTTCATGTCGCCCTTCATGTCCAACATGCCCTCGTGGTCACGCCCAATATATTTAAGCTCAACCTCTATAGTAGATATCCGCTGCTTTAATTCATTGATCTGCATAATAGACATAGACAAGCCACCAACATCATCCCAAAGATCATCAATGTCATCTGCGTTTCTTTCAACGTCACGCTTCATGTTGACGTTATCCTCAATCGCCATGCGCGACCCAAGCTGGCTAACTGTTTCTTCAAGGTCTGCGATGGTCGCCGCTTGCTGGGCAGTCCACCAAATGAAACCGCCAATCTGGAGAATAACAACCCCAATCACTGTAATCGGCAGTTTCATGTTTTCCATTAGAACTCTCCGCTAAACCTCTGCGGTCTTGCTATCTGACTAAACCGCTTGGTCACCTTACCACCATGAGCATACTTCGTTTTGCCAGCTTTACTAAGCGCAATCGCAACAGCCTGCTCTCGCGGCTTACCCGCCGCCATCTCCGTCCGGATGTTCTCGCTAATCACTTCCTGAGATTTACCAGACTTTAAAGGCATTACTGGGTCCTCCGCATCATCGCTTCACGCTGTACGTCAATCCGCTCACGGTTCACATCATTACGCTCATCCGCAATCTGCTCCTGCAACTCCAATCGTGCAGAGTCAGCTACCGCTTGCTGATCCATCTTCAACGCTTCTAGCTCCAGCTTCGCCTGATCCAAGTCAGCTTTCTGCTGCGCTTCCATCTGCTTAATCGCCAACTCCTGCATACGGATGTTAACCAGCGGATCTTGCTCTTCACCGCCGCTACCCTTGTATGTCAACAACGGCATGACTTCTTTCAGCAGTTCTGTCTCAACCTGTGCAACACGGGCCTCGATCTGATCTGGCGGAATCTGTGGCTGCATCATAGGCGGCATAGCCCCCATCTGTGACAGCATCGCCGTCTGTTGCTGCTGTGCCTGAAGCTCCATCTGCACCATCGTACGCGCCTTCATATTAACATGCTGCAATACGTGGCTGAATAACGCCGCCAACACCGACGGTGTTTGCTGCAAAATGCTCAACTCCAACAGTGAAATGTGCGCACTTATGTGCGCATCGTGATCCTGCTGCGGGAACGCCTGTGGCGTCTTACCACCAATCATAGCCGCATTCTCCGTTGCCGGGTCCTGTGGCATAGGCTGTGGCTGCGGCGGCAAGATCTCGTCTATATTCTGCACCTCCAACGCCTGATACATCCGACGATACGCTGCATGCAGATTGTGCATCTGAGGATTGGACTGCGCCAACTGCAATTGCGTCTGAGCCAATGTAACGCGCTGCGCCATCGAAAAGATGTTCGGGTCTGATACTGGGAGAACATCGACCCGCCCGTCGAAGTCTTGCGCCTTAACCTGTTGAGGAGCACCTGAGACCTCATAAGGGTACACAGGGGGTAGGTTTTCGGCGAAGATACGCGCAAGCAGTCTAAACTCTGTTTTCTGCGCGTAGTGCAGACGTTTGTGAATCGCGGACATCACCTTCATGCCGCGTTCAATCAATGCAACCGTGGTGCCCACTGGCTGCTCGTAATTCATATCTCCAAGCTGCTGGTCCGCTAGAGCAACGAAACGACGTCCGTCCTGCACCAACCCACCAAGCATAGACGCCAGCGTTCCTGACGGCTCCTTATACGGCAGCGGAATAATCGCATCACGGATGCTTCCACCCGGTGCGTCAATGTCGCGCCACTCGCCCGGCTGTAGCGGCTCATCGTCGTTACGAACACGAACCCCACGCGCCTTAAATCCAGCAGGTAAGTTCGCCAGAGTACCCGCGTCAATCAACTGACGCAGCAAGCTCGTCGCAGCACGGCCCAAACCACCAATCATGTGGATCAAACCAAAACCATAAAACCCTAGTCCAGGCATAAACTTGTAATGCACAAAGTACTGAATCTTACGCTTCAGCGGATCGTCCATCTTATAGTTCCGACGAATCGCCAAAACCTGACCAGATGACTCGTCAATCGTAACAATATACGGCAAACGAATACCCGTAGGCTCACCTGTCATCGGATCCTGGTCCTCGAATCCCTCAAGGTCTAACTCCGCATGAACCTCCAGAATCGTATGTACATCGTCACTGTAGTTCTTAGAGATACCCTCTAGCTCGTTAACCTTCTGACGAACTGGATCCTCTTCACCATCCTCAGACGTAACCAAGTCTACATCGCGGTACATACCCGCGTACTGCATCTTCACAACGTCGTTTTGATCCATACGCAGTACATGCGTAACACGCGTCGCTGTCGCCAAGTCCGTAGCAGAATAGGGAACAACCAAATCCTGTGCAGGAATAAACTTAGACACCGCACGTTGCTTCGTCGGATCGTAGTAAACCTTCTTAAACGTAGAACCAGACAGCGGTAAATAAAACAACATCTGGTCCATGTCAGGATCATACTCTTCCATGACTTCCACAATCTGGTAGTTCATGAAATCCTTAACCCGTGTAGCCTGATCCTCGCGCATCGGGTCCTTCAAACCAACAATAGTCGTCCGAACAGGACCACCCGATGGCAATAGCTCCTTGTACGCCTGTGCTTGGAACTGTGTCACACTCTCGCTAACCATAGGGTGCGTAATACCACTCGCCCCCTCAAACGGTTGCGTACGCTCTTCCGTACGGATGCCCAGCAAATCCAAACCGTTGACATACGTCTCTTCCCACTCGGACCGGGAATCAAGGTCATCGTTGTACGACCCACGCAACTCGGACGACAGTTCGCCCAACACGCCGTCGTCCAAATACTCTGCCAAGTTGGCGTCAAAGGGAATTAACTCTTCCTGCCCTATCTCATCCGCCATCGCCATGGCCTGAACAATCGCTCCGCCCATGCCGTCGTCAATGACTTCTGCACCACCCTCAAAGGTTTCAGGAGTATCAATCGGGATCTCCACATCGGGTAGACCCTCGGTGTCGTCCAGATTAAGTCCTGGAACAACCATGTTAGGTGGTAATGCCATCAATAATACTCCCGTTTACGGGGCCTCCATTCCATTTCATCCTCGCCTTCGCCGTTCAACGAGATAAACCCGCCCTGACGAAAACGCATCAATGCTAACGTCATACTATCACAAAAGTCGTCATGATCGCCATTAGGAAATGATACAACCTCTTCCACGACCTCGTCAGCAAACTTCTCGTGCATCGGTGCCCATACCATACCAGCTTCAAATAACGGCGCAACCATGTGCATTCTCGTTACTTTGTCGTTCCCTTTCCCCGGCGAGAACCCCAGAGCCGGAATACCGCGAAGCCGCAACTCGTCAATGAGTGGTGTACCCGTCGCTTTCGCTTCGACCAACACCATGTCCGGCTCCCAATACTCGTGCTCTTCATACGCAACCTCCTTCAGTTCAGGGAAATTCCATCTGCCCCTTCGGGCATCCATCAACACAACATGGTCCGGTCCACCCTCTTCAGGCTTAAATACGCCCCATGTCGTAATTGCAGAGAAGTCAGCGGTCTCTTTCTTAGAAAACGCCGTATCGTACGCTTGTATTATGTAATCTACGCGGGGGATGTCCTCTTTCTCCCAGTTCTGCCACCACTCCCGCTTGATGATCGCACTCTCAGATGCCGTCGGTTGCTGCTGCCACTGCGCATTCCACTTGCCAACAGGCAGTGATGCCTTGATCGAGAGCAGCGCATCCTTCTCCCAGAACTCAGGCCACAGCGGTTTTTCGCTAGGCAGGATGGCTGGGAACTCCACAACCTCCCACTGGTCCGCCATAATGTCGCTACCTTGGTTCTGTAACAGACGGCCCGTCAGGTCTTTCTTACCCCAGCGTGTCATAACCAAGATAATTGCACCGCCAGGTTGCAAACGCTGTCGGGGACCAGACGTGTACCACTCATACGCGTGGTCAAACGCCGTATCACTCAGAGCGTCTTGTTCCGAATGAGGGTCGTCAATGATAAACAAGTCCGCACCACGGCCCGTGACCGCTGCACCAACACCCGCAGCGAAGTATTCACCACCCGCCGAAGTCTGCCATTTACCCGCACCCTTGTTGTCCTCCTTCAAATTCGTACTTGGAAACACCTCTTTGTACGCCGGATCGTCAATCAAGTCCCGAACCTTACGTCCAAAACGCACCGCCAGTTCCGTATTGTGTGTAGCTTGTATGATTTTGAGTTTTGGATTTCTACCTAGAAACCAAGCAGGCATCAAGTAGCTTGCAAACTCTGACTTCGAATGACGCGGTGGCATATTAATTATAAGCCGCTTGAGTTC